AGACTTGAGAATAATAGCTTACTTGGCACTCCTGATCTATTGGCCTGTAATACTTCTGGCCACTTTTTCACAGTAGAGCTTAAGGTCACAAAGAGTAACAAGGTACGTTTTTCACCACACCAAATTAGCTTCCACGTGAAGCATCCTCATAACACATTCATCCTCGTTGAGCACCTCGGTCAAAGGTCCGTGAAACTTTTTCGTGGATCAAGAATCTTGGAGCTTGATGCTTGTGGCTTGTCGCTTGAAGCTTGCTGCTTGTCGCTTGATGCTTGTGGCTTGCTGTTCGAGTCGCTTGGTGCTTGATGCTTGGCGCTTGATGCTTGTTGCCTCTCGTGCTCTTTTCGAATCTTTTCTAGCTCTTTGTAATATTTAGGATGTTTCCAGGTCATTTTAATGCTTGCCGTATTTTACAACTTTTACAGCAGGATCCCAGCATTGTCTACAATCCCCGCATTTGCCGCCCTGGTTAGGTGCTGGACAAGTTGCGCCAGATTCTACAACCGCTGAAGAGTTAGGCCAGCTGTCAACCTGCTGGCCTATCATTGGTGGTGAAAATCTAACGACTAAATTTTTAGGTTTTCTGTCTAGATGGTTCTTGATCCACGCTTCACGGGTTGGCAGCCAGTGATTAGTTTCCGGCGTTGCTTCGCAGATCTTATAAATTTTGTTAAGGTGCTCCAGGTCCTGGACGTCTCCGGCGTCGTGCCATCTAAACCATTTTTGACGTTTAACAATTGTTATCATTGCATCGACCCACAAAGGTGACCGCATTGCTTTTAATCTTCTATATTGTGCTTTTTTAATTTCTGGATATCTTGTATAGTTACCCTTCAGAGCGTAACAACTTGCGCAGACGCTGCCAGGAATTTTCCGCAGCTTCGAACCTGTTTTGCATTCCCAGGCTGGGAGGCTGTAAGATAGGCCCGGCATCTTGGTCGTTTTGGTGAAACTATCAGTTATTTTTTTTGCTTCTTTTACTTTCATATATCCTATATAATCCTTCATTCTTTCACTGTCAAGCTTGCAGCTTGAAGCTTGCAGCTTGCGACCAGTTAACCGCCCACTACAAACCGCGGGATTCTGTTAACTGATCCCTGGTCCTGATACGTACTCTCACCGACATCTAGTACGCCTAAAGCCGGATGTATTTGCTCAGGACCAGGGATCAGCACCCAGGAAAGACGGCCACAAGTGGCGGTGTGATCCTGGGTCAATCCCGATTAATCACCTTTTTAAAAGTTGCCCGGTCTTCCGTGTTAAAGGGTAGATTAACCCACCTTTTAAAAATTAGTTAAATCTATATCCTATATAATCCTTGACAATAGTTTTGTCAAGCGTTATAAACAAATCAGAAAGGAAAAATAAATATGAAAGCAATGACTAAATATCAGTTGGAGCATTTTAAAAATAAAGTGCGAGATAAATTTGAGCCAATGATTGAGGACGTAGATTTATCACTGAGAAAAATAGTTGCGGATATGACTGAAAGCGCAGAAAAAAAACTTTCAGATAAGATAGGCGCGACTGAAATAATAAAAGACCTGCTAGACGCGGAAGCGGAGCATATTAAAGCAATGAAAAAAGCTAGAACTTTTTTCACTAAAAATATAACCGCGGAGCAAAAAGAAAACCTGGATTATAAATTCAGGAAGGATGAGAAGCTGGGCTTTGATAGTGGTTTTAATTCTACTAGAATATCTGCGGAGGATTGTAAAGAGCAGATAAGAAGCTGGGCGCAAAAACTCGCGGAGCGCGAAGCAGAAAAAACACCAATAGGCAAAAAGAAAGTTAAACTATTGCAATTAAAAGAAGACGCTATTTCAGATGTCATGGAAAGCGGGATGCCAGCTGAACTGATTGAGAAATTAGGCCAGCGGTTGAAAGTGATAGGAATTAGCTGGAATAATAACGTTAAACAAATTGGAAATAATTTAAATTAATTATTGACAAGCCAGGGACAATCCTTTATTGTCCCTGGTAGAAAGGAAATATAAATATGTTTAAAAATGGTTCAAAAGGCAGAATAACTTATTATGCAAAGAAGCATAATAAAACAATTACAAGAGAATATAAGTGGGATGATAAGTGCAAGGTTGAAGATGATTATATTATTTACTTTGATTTATCAGCTAACAATTACAGAAGAGCAAACGGCTCAGCAACTATAACGGAGGTAAAAAAATCATGATGCAAATTATATTTTGGGTTCTATTAATGTTATGCTCAGTATTGGGTATGATATCAATTCCAATTTATCCTGGACTAGGAACGGTGGTAGCTTTAGGATGTTTTCTAGTTTTATGTATAGATATAGCAAGGAATTTTATAAATGCCTAAAAATAAAAATTTTAGTTTTGGTAAAGACTGGACTGAAGGTCAGGTAAAATTTCCACCACACTTTACACCAGAAATAATTCACAGCGCTTTATATATTTGGAACGCCGGTGATGACCACAAAGAAGGCGGCAGGCGCATTGAATATTTACATAACAACTTAGGTGCAAAGAAAATGGCTTTTATTATGTCGATACTAGTGTTACCAGATTTAATAGATGTGATTATGGATAAAGGTATTACATTACAGGACGTCTTTAAAACAAACATGAACCAAACCAAACACTAACCACGTACCCTGGCCCTACGGGCCAGGGGTCCCAAACAAATCTTAAATTACTAATAATAAACAAGGGGGACCCCCCTTAAACACAAAAAGGGGTCCCACTACTCTAGGTTGTATTGCTTAATTTACACATTCGTGTATACTGAAAACATATTGGTACCATGGACTTGAATCAGGTTGACATAAGTAAATTACCTGCAGATGTTAGGAAAACCTTTAAACAACTTCAAGTGTTACATGCTGAAAAAAAGATACAGAATAAAGCTAAAAGTGATTTCCTATCTTTTGTAAAATGTGTGTGGCCAGATTTTGTAGAGGGGTCCCACCACAGACACATTGCAGATAAATTTAATAAATTAGCTACGGGTGAAATAAACCGGCTAATTATTAATATGCCCCCAAGACACACTAAGTCGGAGTTTGCCTCATACTTACTTCCGGCTTGGATGGTGGGCAGGGATCCTAAGCTCAAGATTATTCAAGCAACGCACACAGCAGAACTTGCAATAAGATTTGGTCGTAAGGCAAAGAATCTTATCGACTCTGATAATTATACAAAAATTTTTCAAACAAGATTACAAGAAGATTCTAAAGCAGCAGGACGTTGGGAAACATCTGCTGGTGGTGAATACTTTGCAGCTGGTGTTGGTGGTGCGATCACGGGCCGTGGTGCGGACCTCTTGATTATTGATGACCCACATTCTGAGCAAGATGCAATGTCTAAGACTGCATTAGAGTCAGCATACGAGTGGTATACATCAGGTCCTCGTCAACGTTTACAACCTGGTGGTAAAATAATTATGGTCATGACTCGATGGTCTACAAAAGATCTGACAGGTATGTTAATTAAAAATCAATCAGAACCAAAAGCTGATCAGTGGCACGTGGTCGAGTTTCCAGCAATCATGGATCACGGAACAGAGCCCAAGCCTGTCTGGCCTGAGTATTGGAAGTTAGATGAGTTAGAAAAGGTACAAGCAACTCTACCTGTTGCAAAATGGAATGCACAGTGGATGCAGAATCCTACAGCAGAAGAGGGAGCTATATTAAAACGAGAATGGTGGAGGAGATATAAATCAGAAGATATCCCACAACTACACCACGTCATACAATCTTACGACACAGCGTTTTTAAAAAAAGAAACAGCAGACTACAGTGCGATAACGACATGGGGTGTTTGGTATCCTAGTGAGGATGAAGGAGCTAATTTGATATTACTAGATGCTATAAAAGGTAGATACGAGTTTCCTGAACTAAGGCGCTTGGCCCTGGAACAATACGAATATTGGAGACCTGAGTCTGTTATTATTGAGGCCAAAGCATCAGGATTACCATTAACATACGAGCTAAGAAAAATGGATATACCTGTGGTAAACTTTACTCCATCAAAAGGAAACGACAAGCACGCTCGTGTAAATGCGGTTGCACCTTTATTTGAATCTGGTATGATATGGTGTCCTGAGCAAAAATTTGCTGAGGAGGTCATGGAGGAGTGCGCATCATTCCCTTATGGCGACCACGATGACTTGGTGGACTCTACGACCCAAGCTATCATGAGATTCAGACAGGGCGGTCTGATTGGTCACCCTGAAGATTACGTAGATGAAAAGGCAGAAGCTCGTAAAAGGAATTATTATTAATGTCGACTAAAATTTTTTCAATATTAAATTTTGTTAAGAAACAAATGATGAAGACCGATAAAGACGGTATCATGAAATTACCTGGTGAGTTGCAATCAAAATATGGCGAAGCAGTAATTATTAAACAACTTATGGATGCTGGCGTTGATCCAAGAACTATTAAAAACGAACAACAGTTGATCGGGGTCCTTGATTCAATAGACGCTATGAAAGCAAAACGAACCACGAAACCTGGAACAACAGGTATTATGAAAACAAAAGAAGCAGAAGTTTTTGACCTACAAGGAAATAGATTAGACCCAGATAAAAAAATAACAGGCGGCACTCAAGAAACAGAAGACATGATCAAGAAGAAACTTGAGGAACAAAATAAAAAAGCTGTTCAAGATTTTAAAAAGAAAATGGAGGACACAGAAGATAAAGCAAATGGAGGTCGTATTGGTTTTAAAGGCGGCGCCGACTTGGGAACTGTGGATTCAGAAACAAGAAAAGCTACAGCTAAAAGTGTAGACATTTCACCAACTGGCAATGTTACAACAAGCAGAGATAAAGGTCCTGATCCTGTAGACGATAGGTCAACGTTTGAACAAACTGTTAATCAGAGAGATGTTTTTGATAAACCAAAAGAAAACCCTATAAAAAATATTATAGAAGCTGGAGCAGATTTTAATTACTTAAAAAATTTATATCAATTAAATCCACAAGGAATAGCTACTAGTTTTCTTTTAAACAGAATAAACAATGTTTTATTTCCAGAAGAAGATAAAGCAGATGGTGGTCGTATTGGTTTTAAAAAAGGTAGCATGGACAGAAGAACGTTTATGAAAATTATGGGTGGCCTTGCAACACTACCTTTTGTTGGTAGATATTTTAAAGGTGCAGAGAAAGCAGCACCTATAGCAGAGAAAGCAGTAGAGGCTGTTCAAGCTGCGCCCAATTATTTCTTTGAACTTTTAGCAAAAATAAAAATGTTTGGAAACGACATTAAAGGAAGTGGAGAAAGAATAACTGCTAAAAAATATAAAGACTACACTTTAGAAGAAGATATAGTAACCGGTGACGTAACTATTAAAAAAACAAAAGAAGGTGTTGTTGGAGATATGGAAGGAGTTATGCAAGAAGAATACATGATTCTTAAAAAAGGTAATATGGATGAAACTACAAAAGGTAGAATTCCTCCAGATGAATACGAAGAGCTGACTGTTAAACCAGACATGGAAGGCAAAATGAAAGATGTAGAGGGTGGTCTTGATAGTGTAGAAGAAATTATAAACGAAGTATCTAAAAAATCTGCACCTATTAAAAAAGCTGCCGGTGGTTTAGCTTACATGTTAGGAGAATAATGGAATTAAAAAAATTTAACGACATGCAGAATTATCTTGTCGAAAATATAGGTAATTCAAAAGGAGCGTTTCGTGCTTTTGTAAAACAAGATAAAGATGCAGAAAGATTAGAATTTAATGAGGGTGGTTCTACTAAACCATTTTATGACAAAAGCACAGGACATATTTACCCTAGAACAAATAGGTTTGGAACTTTTTATTCTAATGTCCCTGTAGGTGGTTCAAGAAGAAATTTAATAGACACTAAAGGAATTGGAAAAGAAATTATAGATGAATATAAAAAAGGTGCAACCACCAAAGAGCTAGCAAAAAAATATAACGTAGATAGAGAAACTATTAGAAGATATTTATCAGATAATAAAATAGAAAGACGTGTCTCACTGCCTCAAAAAAATCAATATAATTTTGACTATGATGTTATTGATGACGTTGCAGAGGACGCAAAAACAATGTCACGTAAACAGGTTTTAAAAAAATACAAAGATAAAATCAGTAAATCAAAACTAGATAAACTGGGACTTAAATTTGGTGTGGTTGAAAAAGCAGGTAGAGCAAGAGTTCCAGTGGGACAAAGAAGTCCTGTAAATGTTAAAAGAGCAAATAGAATAAGAAACGCTCAAGGTTTTCCAATATCAGGGACAAAAGCTAAAAACTTTCATCACATATTTCCTATTGGCGGTTTAACAGAACTTAGCCCACAAGATGTAATGATACTTGATGCGGATTTTAATGAAAGACTAGGTGGATTTAATTTAAGATTAAATGATATAGCAGATGAAATAGCAAGTATGGATTTATCTGATCCAGATGCTTTAAAAAGATTAAATGATTTAAACGCAGAATCAAAAAGTTTAGTTAGCAGAGCAAAAGCAAAATTACCTGCAAATATGAAAAACGCAATAGGTTACATAGAGTATAGTCCAGTGTTTGACTCAAATGGAACTATTATAGAACTGTCACAAATTAGAAGAGGTGTTGATAAAAATCCAAGTGCGTTAGCTAATTTTGGAAATAAAAAATTTAAAAATTTTTCAGATGTTGAAAAAAAAGAATTTAAAAATAAAGTTTTAGAATTAGCTAAAAAGGCCGAAAATAAAAAAATGATGTTGGCTGCAAAAATACCTGGCTTAACAGCTTTAGGAGAAACAATAAAATCTATTCCAGGCGACTTTGCAAAAGCTAGATACATAAGAGGAGCTCTTAAAGTTTTTGGAATAGCTATGACACCTGTAATGGCTTATGATGCTGCTAAAAAATTTGAAGAGGGTAAACCAGTTTTAGAAGCATTAGAATATGGTCTTATAGGAACAGATCTAATAGGTTCAACTAAAAGAGTTTTATCACTCAATCCAGAAGAAAGAGAAGCAAGAAGTGTTGTTAAACAAGACGAGATGGATGAACAAATAGCCAAAGATTTTTCTGGATTAGACAGTGACTTTGATCAGCCTAGAATAAAAACAGATTTAAAACTAGAAGATGCAAAAGAAATTTTTGAAAAAGGTAAAGAAAGAGTTAAAAGTAAAGAAGCTAAAAAGAATTTAGAAAGAGCAACAAAAAGATCTAATTTTAAACAAATGATTATGGATAAATTATTCCCTGATCCTACGCAACAAATAGAGCTTGCAGGCGGTGGAATAGCTAAACAAGGAGGCGTAGAAGAGGGTCCAGCGCCAGAGGCAGGACCTACACCAGATGGGTTGCCTATTGATTATAATAATGTTAAGAAGATAAAGGAGTAGTAAATGGCAGAAATAGACAAAGGACTCCCTAGTAATACTCGTACTGAAATAGATCTTCCTACAGAAGAAGAAATAGAAAAAGTACAGATTGAAGAGGAGCAAGTAGAAAAAGGACCCATAGAGGTCATACCAGAAGAAGACGGCGGCGCAACAATAGACTTTGAACCGGGAGCTATAAATATACCTGGAACAGAAAATCATTTTGATAATCTAGCAGATATTTTACCAGACGATGTTTTAGAACCTGTTGGTGGTGACATGGTTCAAAACTATATGGATTACAAAGCATCTAGAAAAGATTGGGAACAATCTTATAAATCAGGTCTAGATCTTTTAGGATTTAAATATGAAAATAGAACAGAACCGTTTCAAGGTGCATCTGGTGCAACTCACCCTGTTTTAGCAGAAGCAGTAACACAGTTTCAAGCACAAGCTTACAAAGAATTATTACCAGCAGACGGTCCAGTAAGAACACAAATTATAGGTGTTAAGAATCCAATAACAGAACAACAAGCAACTCGTGTAAAAGATTATATGAATTATTTAGTTATGGATCAAATGAAAGAGTATGAAGAAGAGTTTGACTCCATGTTATTTCATTTACCACTTGCAGGTTCTACATTTAAAAAAGTTTATTATGATGTGCCGTTAGGAAGA